AAGGAACGCTATACCATCAAGCCCACCTACATCACCAGAACCATGAAGGTGTCTTTCACAGGTGGCGGCGCTATGCTGACTTCACGGGGGCGGGTGAATGACCTGGCCTATTTCAAGCACAAGCCCACGGCGGTGCCCAAAAGGAGACCACCTAAAGGGCAATATCTTTACAGCCAGGTGGTGAAAGGGCAAGGCGGTACTATCGCCCATGCTTTCCTGGCAAAGATGAAGTCCGGCCATGTGGGCGTTATGAGAAGAACCGCTGGAAACAGCAGTCTTCCTATTGCCAAACTGTCCGGCCCGTCTACGCCGCAAATGCTGGAAAGCCCATCAGTGAGGGAATATGTGGAAGAGCGGGCACAGGAGAGATTAAGCAAGGAACTTGATCATGAAGTGAACGCTTTTCTGATGGGGTATAGAAGATGACACCTGCAAGATTAGTGCAGGCCGTGACGGCAGAAGTAAAAGAGGCAGTCAAGGATTACAGGATGAAAGCAGAAGGGCAGGAAGACAAGGTGGTTTCCGTCTATGCCCAGCATATTCCTGATGAAGATTTCCAGGACGATAGCTTTTACCCATTGGTGATTGTCAGCTGGCAGGGCAGTGAAGACACTGATGAAGGCTCACAGGCTACCATAGGGCTTACTTTTGGCGTGTATGGCCTTAATGGCGAAGAATTACAGGATGAATGGGCAGAAAGTGAAGCGGGAAGACCGGGGGCGGATGGCAGAGGGGAAGGCGCATGGCAGGACTTGCTTTCAATCATGGAGCGGGTGCGGCAGCGCCTTCTTATTTTCCGTCTGCTGGATAATAACTTCAGGCTTATTTTGCCCACGAAATTTGAGACTATTGAAGCCCAGCCTGTTCCTTACTGGTTTGGTTATGGAACTTTGCACTATGAGATAGGCCAGCCAAACGAACAGCTGGAGCATGACTGGAAAGAAATGCTGGAGGAAGAAGAATGAGCGCAAAAAAAGACCCCGTAAAGGGTGCAGCGAATCAGCAGGGAACGGGCCCTGTTATTTATCTTGGCCCTAATGTCCTCATGAAGGCACTCAAGACATATACCGTCTATAAGCAGGAGCCTACGGAACTTATTTCTTCATTGCAGGAGGAATACAAGACCGTTAAGAGGCTCTTTGTTCCCGTGGCAGATATGAACCGGGCACAAAAGGAGCTGAAAAAGAAAGGCACCCCCATCAGCCTGGCATACCAGGAACTGATTCGGTAAAGAAAGGAGAACAACATGGCATATAAGCATGGTATTTATACCAATGAGGTAGCAACCAGCCTGGTGCCCATGACACAGACTGACAGCGGCCTGATTGTTGCTTTTGGCACGGCCCCGGTGCATCTGGCTTCCGATCCGGCGGAAGTCAATACGCCGGTATTGTGCTACACCTACCAGGAAGCGGTAGCGGCCTTTGGATACTCTGACGATTGGGGCAAGTACACCCTTTGCGAACTGATGAAGTCTCAGTTCGCTTTGTTCAATATGGCACCTGTCGTATTGGTAAATGTGCTGGATCCCGGCAAACATAAAACGGCTGTCAGCAAAGAAGAGAAGGATTTGAATGACGGTGTGGCCACTATTGCAGAGCCCGCCCTGCTTGATACTGTAGAGGTTTTTGCAGCAGCAGATGCAGAAACGGCGCTGGTAGCAGATACGGACTACACCGCTGGCCACGATGATGAAGGCAACCTTATCATCACAGCTCTGGCAGGCGGTGCTTTGGCAAGCGCTACAAAAGTGTATGCGTCTTACACCAAATTGAATCCCGCTGCAGTTATGGCTAATGATATTGTGGGCGGTATTGATATTGTCACCAACAAGCCGGAGGGCCTGGAGCTCATCGACGAAATCTATCCGCGCTTTGGGCTTGTGCCTGGGATTATCCTTGCTCCGGGCTGGAGCCATGATGTGAATGTTTCTGCCGTTATGAAGGCAAAGGAGCATAACATTTGCGGCCACTTCAATGCTATTTCCGTGTGCGATATCCCCACGGATGTAGTCAAGAGTTATACCGCTGCCAGCGAGTGGAAGAACAACAACATCGGCGCTGACAAGGATTGTGTGCTTTGCTGGCCTTTGCTTAAACAGGGCAATGAAGTATTCCACCTGTCCACCCAGCTGGCCAGCGTGATGAACTACACTGACAGCCAGCATGATGATATCCCGTATTATTCCCCGTCCAATAAGAGCCTGCAGGCTAATGGCGCGGTGCTGGAAGATGGCAAGGAAATTTACCTGAACACTTCCCAGGCGGCCTACCTCAACGGGCAGGGCATCGTCACCGCCTTGAACTTCATTGGCGGCTGGAAGTCCTGGGGCAACCGTACCACGGCCTACCCGTCTAATACGGATGTGAAGGATAACTTTATCCCCATTCGCCGAATGTTCAACTGGATTGGCAACACCCTGATCACCACCTTCTGGAGCAAGATTGACGATCCTACGAATAAGCGCTTGATTGCCACTATCGTAGACAGCGCCAATATCTGGCTGAATGGTCTTACGGCAAAGGGTGCCCTGCTGGGCGGCCGAGTAGAATTTCGCGAAGATGAAAACACCACCACCGACTTGATGGATGGCATTATTCACTTCCATGTCTACATCACCCCACCGTCTCCTGCCCGTGAGATTCACTTTGTGCAGGAGTATGATCCCCAGTACATTTCCACTCTCTTTGAGTAACAGAAAGGAGTAAAGCATGGCTAAGGGTGTAAATATCGTGCGGGATAAGCTGATTAACTTTGAAGTGTTCAAAGAAGGCAACCGCAAGCTGGGCATGGGTGACATCACTCTGCCTAGCCTGGAATATAAAACCGCCACCCTTTCGGGGGCGGGCATCGGCGGCGAGATTGAAATGCCCACGCCGGGGCAGACTGCCAGCATGGAGCTGGAAATCAACTGGCGCACCCTCAATGAGGATGTGACCAACCTACTGGCTGTAAAGGCCCATGATTTGGAAATCAGAGGCTCCAATCAGCAGTATGATGCAGGCACCGGGGAAATCAAAAGCCAGCCGGTACGCATCAATGCCAGAACCGTACCGAAAAAGAGCGACCTGGGCAGCTTCAAGCCTGCTGACCATACTGACACGAAATCTACCCTTGAGATCATCTACCTCAAGGTGGAGATTGGCGGCGAGCGGATGATTGAGATCGACAAGCTCAACTACATCCACTATGTAGATGGTGTAGATTACCTGGCCAGCGTTCGCAGCGACCTGGGCGTGTAATGGGAGGATATCATGGCAGAAGAAATCAAAGAAGAAGTATCGGCACCGCTGGATTTTTCCAACCTTGAAGCAAAGCTGGCCGAACTCAAGGCACAGGCCTTCATGGATGCTGAGCGTGCCTGCCGCATGAAAGCAGACACCACCCCGGATATCGCATACAGCTCTGGTTTTAGAGCCAGGCTGGCGGCCCGCGCCATGGGTGTGGACTTCAAGGAAATCCAGAATTTGCCTATCCCTGTGTTTACCGAAGTAAGTTCACGGGTATTCAATTTTTTAATGTCGTCTTCAATCGAGAAGCTGATGAATGGCGCAGGATAATCACTCCTGATGCCATTGGCGAACCGATTGAAGAAAGCCCACCCCAGAAGCTCAGAAAAATCATTTTTTCCTTGCGTGAAGTAGGCGGGATGGAATACTGGCAAAGCCAATCCATCAGAGAGTTTGGGGATTGGCTGGAAGTGCTGAAGGATAGCAAAAATAGGCAATAAAAAAAGCCCCGCCGAAAAACGGGGAGCTCAAGGATTAACCATATTATACCAGAAAGGAGGCGGCTTTTGTGGCGGCAGGGAAAATATTTGCTATTTCTTTTGCGATAAATGCCATGATGGGCGCGAGTTTTGCAGCGGCCATGAAATCCGGCGGGGCTGCTATGCAGCAACTCAGCGACAAAACGAAATATCTCAACGCTGAACAGAAGCGCCTTGACAGGGCATGGCAGGAATCCCAAAACGCCATCAAGGGATATTCCCGCGAAATGCAACAGTTGCAAGCACAGTACACTCAAGGCCGGGTGTCTGAGAGCCAGTACCAGGCCTCCATGCAGCGCATAGCTCAGAACATGAGGCAGGCGGGCATGAGCGCCGAAGAATATCGCGGCCATTTGGCCCGTCTCCGGCAAGAAATGGAACAGAACCAGGCGGCCATGAAGCGCCTACAGGCAGCCCAGGCGGCTAAAATG